TTAAGCTTTCCAAAACAAGTAAACTTTTGTTTGGGATAGCATTGCAAAAATCTTTATCAGTTTAGCAAGCCCATAGTTGTCGGCGTTTTGAATGAAGGTTTTATAGTCGCTTGTTTTTCCATAGGGTTCATGTCGGCTAGGTGCTACCTCTTTTTTGAAGCGGGGATGGCTACTTGCCATAAAAGCCGTTTTGACTTTTCGTATTTGCCCTTCATTGAGGCTTTCAAGTTTTGATTCCACATAGCGCTCGCTTCCAATCAGCTGAAAGTCAAAGCCAAGCTTTGCTAGTGTTTGTGTAATCTTTTTAACGCCTTCAACAGAGTATTGTTGGGCAACCTTTTTCATACCCGCTTTTTCGGCGAACGGTGAATATTTTGCCATAACGGCTATTAATTCAACGTATGGTGTGCCGGCTAGTGGTAAGGTTTCTCTGATTATTTTCTCTCCTAAGCCGATGGTTCTGTATTTTGGATGGATTACTATGCGGTTAATGATGCTTAGTTTGGCATTGATTTCTTGCATCGTCATCCTTGGTAATACAAGGCGCCTTCCATAGCAGGCTGGCGGTGGATAACTGTAGACTATAACGCCACAGAGTTCGTCACCTCTTACCATTCGGAATATCTTTCTGGGAACCGAGATACCATGTCCTCTATAGTGAAAAGGGCTCAGCTTTTTCCAGTCGTTCTTTGTTCCTTGCTCTATTCTCATTTCTTTGGTTAAACTGCATTCGGCTACCGGGAAGTTTGGGCAGTAATCTATTTGGATTTCTTCTCCAAACCGCTTGTGAACAAGTACGCCGGGTTTTAGGTCCTCGACTAGGTCGCTGTGGGTCGTGGCTGCTATGACTGCTTTGCCTTGTTGCCGGGCGATTTTCTGCAAGTTGTAGGCGATGATTTTAGCGGTGTCTCTGTCCAGACATGCCGCGAATTCATCCATTAGCCACCATTGCTTGCCGCTCTCGATGAGTTTAGCGATTCTGTAACGATACCGTTGGCCGTCGCTGAGTTGGCTGTATGTACGCAAGAAAAGGAAAGCATCGTTTAAGCCGACTTTGCTTAGCAGCTCTAAGCCTTCTTTGACTGTGGCTCCGACGGTCTCGATCAACGGCTTCTCGGCATCCACAGCTACATCTGACAGGTCGATGGCTTCCTCACCCAAGTCTGCCTTAATCGCTCGTAGTAAAACGCTCTTACCGCTGCCACTATCCCCAGTGATATAAACGATGTCTTGAGGCCCAATCTTCAATTCTGCATCCAGCACCTTGAAGCGTTGTGCATCGTCGATGCCTAACCCGAAAGCTTCAGCCACAACCAAGCTTCTAGGCGTCGGCTTAGTGTGGGTTTCATAGCTGATGTTGAACGTGAACTTGCCTTCCGTCCGGTCATAGATTCGGCGGAATTGCCTAATGCGAAAGTCTCTTTGTCGTCTCATTTCTTGGTCACCTTGGAATAACTGTTAAGAACGGTTCAGGTTCCATCTGTACAGTCGCAAACACGGCTAGCGCAATACTCCAAAAAACGTCATCATGGGTGCCGTTCGGGTGCGAATAACCTATGGCGCCGTCCTTGCGTAAGTCATAGCGTTCCACGTTTAGCTCGGTGCAGAGGTCACCCCTGTATGGTCGCTCCCAGTTCAGCAGTGGATAGTAGAACTGCTTGTTCATCATGCGCTGTTTAAGCAGGCTTGCCATTTCGCTTTTTCTGGGCACACTAAAGTTGACGCCTTCAGCGTTCTCAATGCCCGCGGTTTGCATATCGGCTATGATGCTTGGACCTTCCCGTGTGAAGTCTACTCTGATTTTTTGGAATCCGCCCCATCTATCCTGCAGCGCTTTAAGATAGCCGAGAACTTGGGCGTAGAGTGTGGGCTGCTGGAAAATTTTTAGGTGCCGAAGGAACAGCTTATCGTTTAGGCGCTCAACCACTGAGAGGACGCAGTAATCTCGGGTTTGTGCTAAGTCGAGTCCAGCAAAGAAGTCGCCTTCGCAGCTAGCTTCAGGGTTGAACTCTTGGAGGTCTTCGCCGCAATTCTTCACCGTACCCACGCAAGCAACGATCAAGCTCTGGGCAAGCCAAACGTCTTCATCCTCCGCCCATTCAGCTTCCATTTCCCGACGCCAACGCTGCGGATCATCCCCAAACTGACGCTTAATCTTCTCAACAATAGCAGGCTTAAGCGGACCATTAGGTTCCAATGCATCACTCCACCGAACATGCGACCGTGCAAAATCAGAATAGTCTTTATGATTGCACATCTTCCAAAACAGCGAATCCGTATTCCAAGGCGTCGAAGTCGCTATTAGTTTGCCGTTAGTTGTTCCAAGCGTAAAAAGGATAGCATCATAAAGCTCCTCGTCGTTAGGCACGAAATTGGCTTCTTCGATCCAGATAACTTTGAAGGTTGGGCCTCTGATTGTATCGGGGTTGTTTGGGAAGGCTTCAATCATGCTGCCGTTTGGCAACGTAATCCTTGTTTTCTGGACGTGCAAGCCGGGCTGCTGGGGAAGCTTTCGACAAAAACCGCCCATGCGTCGTATGTTGAGTTTGGTTTGGCGCCAGCTTGGACCAACAATCGCTATGTAACTGTCAGGATGCTCCCAAGCATACTTGAGAAGTAACGCTGAAACCGAAAAGCTCTTGCCTGTCTGGCGTGCCCAACGTACAGCAGTAAACTGGTTCTTCTCAAACATCTCCGCAAGTTCCAGTTGGTAACGGTAAGGCGTAAACCCGAAGACTTGTTCAAAGAAACTCTTAACATCGCTCCTTAGGCTTTCGACCTTACGTTCACCTAGCTCTTCAGCAGCCGCTATATCTGAGCGCAAGCCTGCCCGTTCCTCAAGGAGTCGATCTTTATGCATTGCTCTGGGACTTTTTGAGAAGTTCCGCATACTTTTTTCTAGCCTCCATTAATTCCTCTTCCATTTCCCGATAATGCACATACTCGGCAAACCGCTCCTGGTACACTTTAACCCCAGCGATTATGCCGCGTAAACGCAAAACCTCAGCCTTATCCAGCCCCGGCGTCTTTAGCGCTTCCAAGGCGGCTGCAAGAATCTTTAGTGTCTCCTCGATGCTGGGCAAATCTTGGGGAAGCGTCAGTTCGGTAGAACAACAACAATTGGAATTTTTCGGCTGTTGTTGTTCTTTCAGTAAACCAAACTTTAGGAGCTTTTGCCGTATGGCTTCTTCAGTATAGCGACCATCAAAACTGAACACTAAGACTCTAAGCTCAGTAGTCCCCGACTGGTACCAATCTCGGAGTTTACTCTCATCTTCTGCAGGCCAAGGTTTACCCTTCGTCATGTCTTCTGCCCCACAAACAACCCAATCACAGTACCGCTTAGCCCGGTAATTGAAGCAAAAATCTCAGCGTTCCAAGTATGCAAAATCAATAGGTGCGCTAGTTCAAGAGCCGACATAAACGCCGTCATGCCGATGGCGAATTTGACGCCCAACACCAGCTTAGCGGGCGGCTCTTCTGCGATGTAGCGCCCTCGCTCAAAGCGCCTGCGAGTTAAGGCACGTTTAATAGGGTCTGCCATCGATGCTTAGCCTCCGCTGTGCGAGTGCTCTTCGGAAAGTTCTTGGGCGATTCATGGAGCGGTGCCCGCCCATCATAAAACTGTTAACAAGCCTGCTAGCCGAATCGGTCGGAATATGCTCTTTAACCAAAACCGTTACGCCAAGTGCCCAACCGATGGGTATGGCGGTGTAGTCTAAGTCGAATAGGCCATCGGCATAGCGGAAACTGTTCTGTGCAATCACGATATGCTTAATTTTGTCACCGATTAGCCCAACGAATATGCCCCAACTTTTCACTGGGACGTCGATGGTCATGCCTGAGCCGCTGCTTTTACCGACCGATGCATCGCACCAGTCAACGGCGATTAAGTCGCCGGGTTTAATGTTTTCAAAGAGTTTCAGTATTTGCTTACTCATTTTGAGGTCACCGTCTTGCCTTGTAATTGCTTAGGGCGTCCGTCCTAGCTCTCAAGGCATAAATCCAGTCAGCCATCAGCTGCTTCTGATAGCCAAGATTCAAAGTAACATCCAACGTGTTGTTTTCTGCCAACAAGTGATAGTCTACGCTTTTGACAAGGAAACTGACAGCGGAGATGCTTTCGTTTGGCAGAGTTACCGAAATCATATCGCCGGGCAGAATAGGCGAGGTACCGTAATCGATTAGGGTGCTTTTTACGACCAGTGAAGTTTTGGCCTGTTTCTTGTAAGCCAGTATCGATTTGGCTCTAAGCATGCATTCATTGTCGCTGTAGAGGTCCTCGACGATGTCTACGTATTGGCGTTCACCATAACTGGCAATGCTTGCGGCATCAGTTTGCACATTGCTGTACCTTGCACCAGTGAAGTAGAGTTGGCCATGCCACACTTGACCACTCACTCCAGGAGTAACCAAATAAGCCGTGACAGTTACGGTACGGATGTTCTCCCAGTCAAAATCACTAGGAGCAGCCCAATCTGTTGCATGGTCAACGCCGACATCTAGCTGGAACGTTGACCAATCGTTACTTGCAGATATGCTATTGACAGTTGAGAGGTTACGCCCACAAACCCGCGACGAGGAATCGTGCAGAATGACCAAGAAGCCATCGGACTTAACAAGGTCATCGCGCAACAGTGCTAAGAACAGTTTGGGGTACATGTTGCCGTTTACGGTTACGGTGAAATAAAATACGCTCACGGCGTTGTAGGCAGCGCCCGTAGTGTTCTTGACACTTGAGGCGGCAGAACCATATCTCCGAGTGGCATCTATGGAAAGAGAGCCACCGTATCCTGTCCAGTAACCACTTGCAGGGTTGAGACTCTCGACCGTTTCATCAACGTCTATGGGTGTGCTTTTAGTGGCAGCACCGTAAATGGTAACTTTGTTGCGGACTGAGAGGATATCTGATTCGGTTTCTGCCTCTTCAATGCGCTCATTTAGGCTGACGGAGCTTGTTTTGGCGCCTCTATGGAAAAATTCAAACCGTCCATCCGGTGCAACCCTGAAATCGTACCCGATAGCGCCCGCTTTGTCGCTGTCCTGAGCGATTTGTTTGAGGATTTCCCAAGCCTGCTTATTCTCATAATCCAAGCGGGTGAAGGTTGTATCAGTGTTTTCGACAAGTTCAACGCTGCTTCGCACATGTGGAAGACCTGAATGATAATCGAGGAGGTGCTTGACGATTTCCTCGCCTTTCATGAGGGCGTAGCCTTCGGTGACGTATTCGCGGAATAACCGCTCACCCCAGTCACGACCCGAAACAGTGACGTAATGTTCGGTGGCGTTTGATTGGAACTTCATGTTCTCGTTTCGTGTGGTGATGAGCTGAGGACAATTTGCGCCTCGACCCAGCATAATGTAACCGTCTTCACCGAGGGCGATCGGATTGCTGCTGGGGCTGTATTTGCCGTTCCAGTTTTGGAGGCGATAGGCGAAGCTGCTGACTTCCTCGGTTCCGCCCAAGTGCACGGCTAGCTCCTGAATGTCCGCCTGATCAATTTGACCGCCCATTGCCCCGGAAAAGAGAGTGATGGATGGCGCTGCTGGTTCGCTCATGTGTCCTCGACTCCTTGACGATAAATCGCCATGTCACCAGACCGCACGATACCCCGTGTAGCGGTAGAGGTTTGGCTAGCTGTGGAGTTAAAGTTCTGCATGCTTGAAGTTGCCGTATTCATGCTGTTGGCAAAGCTGTACATTGCAACTGCAGCAGCCGCAATAACCGCGATACCTACGCCAGTTAGAGCCAAGAAGGTTCCATAACTGATGTTTAGGGCGTTCTGTGCAGCTGTGGCAACCCAACAAGCCGCAGAATAGACTTTCTGGGCAACAGCCACGCCCACACTGGTAGTCATGAACGTGCCCATGACCGTAACAACCATCATCGCCGAATTGAACGTCTTAGTTTGGGCGTCATCAAGCAATCCGAATTGGTTGGCGATGTATCCGATAGCCATGCCCGAAGCGCCGATTCCCGAGATTGCAGCGCCTAAACTCTTAATGCGGGCACTTAGGGCTTCAGCGTCGGTTTTTATTCTGCCAAACTCGTTGCTGGCACGGTTAACAGCCCGAATAGTTACGGCTATTTCTCTAAAACTCAAAGTCCAGCCTCCGTTTTGGCTTGCTCAATGGCTGCTGTGACTACGGTTTCCAGTTGGGGCAAATACTCTTGGATTGCTGGGTAAAGGTAAGGATGTGCCTGCATGTATTTGGTGCCCAATTCAACAAACAAGGCATATGTAGCGTCTGCTCCGATCTCAGCGACCCATTCTTGAATTTTTGCATAAATGGTACTTCGAAGATAACCTGTGCGGACGGGAACAAGGCGCGTGGCTTCGGCTTTAACGTCGGCAGCCCAGCTAGCCAAAAAGCTGTGAACTTGTCGCTGCATGCCTGAATCTAACCTTTGCATTGCCGCTTTGAATTCTTCTATGCCTTGTATGTCGCAGGTTATTTCTAGTGCCGTTTTGCTTCGCACTCCGCTTTCCTTTTCTCTTCTTCGGCGATTTCGTCCATTACGTTCAAGATGTGGCAGAACTCCTGCACTGTTCGGGCTGGCTGCTTTGCGAGTTGGGTTGGTGTCCATCCGAAGGTTTGGCATAGCCTAAACTCGACAAGAGTGCTGTGCGGCTTTCCTCGTCTAACTGCTCTAGTAAAAAACGCAAGTCCTCCCGCGACATGCCATTTAGTTTGTTGGCTACTTTAGAGAAGAGTTCTCCAAGCTCGATGGGTATGCCGTCTTCTTCGCCCAGCAGCTTCTCAAGTGTTATGGGGTGGGTTTGGGGTTGGCCATGCATGCTTGCCATGATGGTTTCTGCTTGTATGGCTATGAAATCGCTGCTCTCTACATCGCCGGACAGCTTGTTGTATTTGGTGTGTTTTTGGATGATGCGGTTCCGCTTAGCCCACGTTATTTCAGCAAAGATGTAGGTGCCTCTGTATTCTTCGCCAAAGCGCCTATCAATCTCTATTTTTTCGGTGCGCATTTTCAATCATCTCCATTGTTGCAACTCGATTTCTAACGGCTGTGTTGATGTCTTCAAGCACGATGTCTTGCATCCACGCTGGAAGCTTGAGAATTCGAACGCCAATTGATTCCCACACTTTGAGCCATTCACTGCGCAAGGCAGCTTCTCGAAGGAATTTTTCCTTGACTTTCATTTCTTCCATTCTTCGTTCCTCCTGTTACTATGAAATTGTGAGCGGTCCTCTGGCCGTGAAGGGAACCTTAGCGTAGATTAGGTCCTCGGATTTGCCGCTCAATGAGAAATCATCCCATTTGGCGTGCTCTACGCTCACTTTGTTGGCGCCGCCTAACCCAAATTCAAGGCTGGATTGCTCGGTGTCAGCTAAGACATCGTCGGCTTCTCGCTTGTTTTCAAACTCAAAATTGAGCTCCCCCGATAGCAGCCGTTTGCCCCAAGTGAGATACTTTGCCAAATGCCCGTTAACTGACCTTATAACCGGAACAGGCTTGCAGCTGTTGTCAATCTGCAGTTTCCAAGAAGTAACCCGCTCGCAGGTTACGCCGCCGATTTTTACATAGCTTTCACTGCCAGAAACAGCGCCGGCATAATCAGTGTATGAAGCTCCCGCAATTTTTGCGGTGCCCACTTCGACGTCTTGGGCTGGAAACTCGGCTTCGCACTCCAAAATGCCGTCTATGTCGCATGTTAGAGTGGCTTTGTTGAATCTGGCGCCTTTGTAGAGTAGGCTTATTATGTCGGTTGCTGTGGCGAAAATGTCTTTGTAGTAAAGCACTTGTAGGGAAAGGCTGACGTTGAGTTCTTGTTTGACGTACTGGAGAAAGTTGATGGGTGCATCTGATGGGATGGGGTACTTGATTTTTAGAAGCGGCTGCCTCAAGCCACGTTTGAGCGCGACTAAATCAATTGAACCCGTGCCTGAGACTTTGATGTTGTTTGGGTTTATATCAGGGTCTAAGCTGCTGCAGGAGTGCCCAAGCATAGCTGGGTTAGCTGGAACTGCTCCAAAGGTGCCTTCTGGCACGTAATAGAACTTTTCTTGATCGCTATGATAGGTGTCTACCAATTTTTTTCACCTGTAACTATGAGGTGGCAACTGATTCGAACAGCCAAGCCACAATAACGATTTCTTCATTGTAGAGAAACGGCTTAACGTCAACTGCATCGAAGTCTCGGTAACTGTGCACATCGCAAAACGTTACGCCCCGCACATCAACGGTTGCTTGCACAAAATCGCAATTCAAGGTGGCAGGCGAAACCCCATCGGATGGGTTGGTTGTTCGCGCCATCAGGTACAGGAATCCGTCATCGTTGACATAGTTCGTAAGGTTTGATGTTAGGGTGATAGTCAGGGTTTCGTCTGTTCCCAAAACGCCAGTTTGTGTATTGCTCCAAGCGCTCGCTAAGTTATCCCATACTTTTAGAGTAACCCCATTTCCCGATGGAGATAGCCCAAAACCTTCAAACGCCAAAATTACGCGCTTTAAACACTGCTTTCTGGCTTCCTTTCGGCTTTCTCCCGTTTTGGTGCCGATTTTGAAGCGGAAAAGCATAAACGCAAACTCGCCATTGCCAGTTGCGCTTTTAGAGTGCCTTAAGTTGTCGCTTGACCAAAGGTTCGCGTACTCAGCATTTGACAATTCTGTCCAGACTGGGTTAGACGGCGCGGGTTCGGTTGTGGCTGCCGCATCATAGGCCTTGTGAGTTGTAGACGTGGAGTCGATTGGGTAAAGGTTGTAGGCTGTTCTGTAGGGTAGGTTGCGGTTTTCGGGAATAATCAACAGCAACTGCTCAAGGACTTTGTCGCGCATAACTCTGCCAGCGTCTGAGCTTGATAGCTTGTCAACTGTCGTTATGGTTGCTCGGAGGGAGTAGATGCGCCGCCTGAGTTTGCCGTCTAAAGTGTGCTTCTGCGCTTGGCATGGTTCAGAGGTTTTGGAGACGGTGATTTGTGCGTCGTAGTCTTTGAGCAGTTCCCGATCATAATTACCCTGCGCGCAAAGTACACGGGCTAATCCTCCATCATCCTTGACAACTCTTATTCGGGACTCGATGAGACGCAGAACTGTAATGACGGGATTTTCTACTTCGCTCAACTTGCGATTAGCCTCCTTGCGACGCTTTTAAAGTAGAATCTCTGATTGGCAAACGTGAAGGGTGTCACTGTTTGGATTTCGTAGTCTTCGCCCTGGCGCCTAATCTTGTCGTGCACTCGGACGGGAAGGAACGTGTAGAAAGATAGGTAGTCATTCAGGTAATAACCCGCTTCCAACATGACTTGCTCGGCTTTAAGTGAGGAAACAACGGCAAGCAAATCTAGCGATTCGCCATAAGTCACTGTTGCAGCCGCTTCTCGAACAGGATAAAGCGTTACCGCCTCTCCTTTACTTTTCAGAATCTTTGTGAATTGGGTTACTGGCTCCTCGTAGTGGAGGAAAAGCTCGGCTAGCCAGCAGACCGTAACCAAAGCCTGTTTGTTTTCGACATAGCTGTAGTCTGTGTGTTTGGCGCCCCAGAACATGAACTCCGCCGTATGTTTGCCGATGATTTCTACGCTGAGTTTTAGGCTTGGCTTGTCGTGGTTGCTGCGGATTCTCCAAAGGATCCCGCTTGTGACCGCATCGTAATAATCGCAGGCTGAGAAGCGGCTAACTACGTCTATGTAGCCAGCCCAGCAGACTGCAGGGTCATAAGCTGGATATTTTGCGCTAGCTCTAATGTTGTTCAGGGCGTTGTAGACTTTTTGGCTGCTAACACTCCAGCCCTCAGCCTGATACATTCCTAGCATAGCGTAGGCGAACGGGTCATCATAAACCTCATTTTCGCTTAAGCCAACTCGGTGCCACTTGCCATCGGCAGGGTCAAAGTCTAACCA